CGAACAGCGGCTCACCTGCACAACGCACGCCGAGCAAAGCGCAACTTGCACAACCCGAAGCGAGTGTGATACTGTCGCTTCAGCGCAAGGCCGAGAGGCCAAGCGCACACAGACTTCAGATTGTGGTTCGGACGGCTTCCACGCCTCCGGGCATCAGAGCTCAGCGACCCGATGGGAAGCGGGCTGGGAGAGGGCCACCTCGGAGTTCCCGGCAGCGCGCTCGGCTGGCCATTCGCAAACCTCTTCGGACTGGGTAGCCCTGGTGCGGCGGACCTCACATGTGAGTGTGGGGGCGTTCGCGGCCGGTACGAGTTCGGTGAAGCACCCCCCAGGGGGTGTGGAACTGTCAGTGAGTGAGCCTCACTGGCAGGTGATACCGGGCAGACCACTGGCGCATCAGGGAGGTCAGTTCGCCGTCCCTCGGACGGTCCCGGAAACGGGGCCCAGGGGGACGGCGGGAGGGCTCAAGACCCTCACGCAGTACCGGTCCCGCAAGGGACCGGGGGAGTCCCGCAAGGGGGTCCCGCAAAGCCCCTCTCGGGACCGCTCGCCAGTACGGGAGCGGGGCCCGTGCTGCAAAAGCCAAGGGGGGTACCAAGGTCACCCGGTCCGGGTTGACCGCACACGGAAAGTGTGCAAGTGTAGCAACACGAACGGAGCGCACGATGAACTGCACGTACGGCGATCACCTCGCCACTGCGACCCACTACTACGACACCGCGGGACGCGGCAGGAGTCACCTCTGCCAGGACCACGCCGACCGGTTCGGGTACCCCGAGTACCTGGTCCAGATCACGCCGGACCCGTGGAAGCCGCAGTACGGCTACCTGGTCAACTCCCACGTCGGGGACGGCGCGAGCGACCCGGCCTCGGACCTCTGGCCCTTCGGCGAGGCCGACACCGAGTGGTGGCTGGGCGTCCTGGGGAACCAGGACCAGTACCTCCTCGCCGATGCGGCATGGGAGCCCTACCGGGCACACCAGACCGAGGTGCAGGGCCTGACGATCGAGTGCACCAGGGTGACCTGCCTCCCGATCGTGTAAGTGTGACAGAGCTCCAAGGCGAAACCGCCTCCCCCAGGGCGGTTCGCCGGGCACTGGGCAGCCCGGCGCTGATGAGCCTGCCCAACCAAGGCGAAACCCCCCGAAGGGGGGTCCGGTCAGGTGGTACCTGATCGCTGACGAGCCAGCCTGCCGATCCCCAAGGAGTTCCCATGGTTTCCCTCGACAAGACGACCCACTCGATCCAGCTCAGCCGCTACAGGGCCCGCGTGAACGCAGGTCTCCGGCAGAACAACCTCCGGGCCCTGTCGCTGGAGTTCGGCGAGCGGGTGCATGACGCCGAGGTCAAGACGTTCGAGGCGTACAAGGCCGAGGTGCTGGCCCGATGAGAAGGACTCTGGTGGCCCTGGTCGCCGGCCTGGCCCTGGGGGGAGCTCTGACCTACGGTCTGACGCCCTCTCCCCAGGCTCCGGCCTCCAGCGTGGCGACGTTCAACGACGGCTTCGCCGACGCCAAGCAGGACGACTGCGAGCAAGGGTCCGAAGTGGCCTGTGAGTGGGTGATGCAGGTCAACGGCATCCCGATGCCCCCCAAGTAGTGAAGGCGAAACCTCCCCGCCCCCAAGGGGAGGTCCGGTCGGCTGGTAGCCGATCGCTGATGAGCCAGCCGCTCAATCCCGAGGAGACGCAGTGACGACGTACGTACACCCCGCAGCGTGGTCCGAGTACACCGCCGCCCTTGACTGGGCGAGGACGGGCAGCGAGAGGATCGCGGCGGCCACCAGTGAGCCCAAGGAGATGCCCCGCGGTGCGCGGTACTACCTGACCAACGACTTTCAGTCCGGGTTCGGAGTGGCCAAGGACGGCACGCTGATCGGCCTGTTCTCCCTGGTCAAGGGACGCGGTGAGGATCTCATGTGGGACGCGGTGAACCACAAGGGTGCGAGCAAGCTGGACTGCTTCGACGGGTTCCTGCCCGAGTACTACAAGCGGTTCGGGTTCATCGAGACGGAGCGGGTTGCGAACTGGACGCCGGGTGAGCCCGACGTGGTGTTCATGAACCTGGTGTAGGTGTGCAAGTGGAGCAAGCGTGATACTGTGACAACGTCAAGCAGGGGAGCAGGCGATGGACGGATACAGCATCGAGCGCGAGTGGACCGCGGAGGAGCTCGCGGAACGGCTGGCCGACCTGGAGTACGGCGAGCGGCGCAGGGCCCTGGAGATCGCGGACAAGATCGCGGCATCGCACTACGAGTGACAAGGCGAAACACCCTCGCGGGTGTCTGACCGGGTGGTTACCGGTCACTGATGAGCCAACCCCCCACAAGCGTTGTCCATCCAGTTTGAGGCTGAAAGGCCACCTTGATGCAGATCACCCTGCACGTGCACGACCGGCTCTCTCTCGATGTCCGTGGGCACCGTGAGGCGAGCAACTGGGAGGTCGCCTTCTTTAGGCGTTGACCACCGATCGGCACAGCAACACCTCACACGCAGATCCCCGGTCGTCGGATCGGGATGGTGTGACCTCAAGCGCGAAACACCCGACTGAACTGCCCTCAGTGCGGCGGGTGTTGGCCAGGCGTGGCGGCCTGGTCCTGATGAGCAGCCACCCATACCGAGAGATGAGAGAGACATGATCCCGATCAAGCCCGACGCCAAGACCCGCGAGCAGTACGTGCGGAACATCATCGACACGTGGCTGGACGCGACCCCCGAGCAGGAGTTGCAGGGACGGGACTGGTACCCGAGTGCGCACCGCCTGGCCGCAGGGATGGCGGAGGGTGATGTCCGGATCGGCGCCGGCCTCCTGGCCGCGCTGTCTCCGCAGACGGCATGGTGGCTGAACGTCGAGCTCGCCACGGAGGCGTACGAGACGGGCACCCCGGCCAGACACCTGGGTGACGCACTGGCCAAGGCGTCGAAGATCCTGGCGGGTGTCGACCCGGCCGAGGTGCTCCCGATGGACCGCAAGACCGGCCACTTCTACCGCTGCATCTTCGACCCGACGGACGCGGACGCGGTCTGCATCGACAGGCACGCACACGACATCGCGGTGGGGGAGGAGTACGGCGCCCGTGACCGGGGCCTGGGTGCCAAGGGTCGGTACGCCCTGATCGCGCACTGCTACCGGGAGGCGGCCCAGCGCCTGGGTGAACTGCCCTCGGCCGTGCAGGCGGTGACCTGGGTGGTGTGGCGGGACCGCCTGGTCGGGACGTCCACGCGGGGAACCATGTTCGCTACTGCGGTATGACTGTGCAAGTGTGACACACGAAGCCGAAACCCCTGGAAGGGGTCGGGTGGAGCGGGTCTCCACTCCTGAAGATGGCAACCAGTGTGAAGGTGTGACAGAGATGATCCCGAGCAACGTAGTGCGGTGCCAGGTCGACAACGGCCCGATCCTCTACCCCCTGAAGCCCGGCCCGTACAAGTGCGAGACCTGCGGTGAGGGCCTGAAGTACGACCAGCGCCCCACGCCCGGCCTGTACTGGGGCGAGAGCTACGGATACCTGGCCGTGAACGAGGTCGAGGAGGACGAGCGGGACTCCGACGAGGAGATCGAGGATCTGTACTCCGCGATCGGTGTCTTCGCCCGCATCCTCGGCGACCAGATGACGGCACACGGAGTGGGCGGCCACTTCACCTGCACCGAGGCGGAGGAGCTGGCCCGAACGCTGGCCAAGAACGGCCACAAGCGGGCGGCGATGACCTTCCTGGAGGGCCACGCCTACGGGGACGACGACCCGGACGACCTGCACGCAGGCATCGACGACTACGAGGCATGGGTCCTGGAGCTGGCCGGTCAGCCCGTGCCCGTGCTGATCGAGGGACCCAAGGCCAAGGCCGAGGTGGTGACCGAGGGCACGGTCGTGAAGCACGAGCTGGAGGTGGTGACGACCGAGGAGCTGGTGGTCCTGCTGAACCTGAACTGACCTGGCGAAACCCCTTCGGGGGTCCGGGGTGGGTGGCATCCCCCCGCTGATGAGCCTGCCGTACGTGATCGGAGAACCACAGTGACCCCCAAGTTCCGCACCCACGACCTGAACGTCCGCGACTCCAAGCGCACGGACAAGGCAACGACGCTGGCCCGCAAGCACGTCCGGCAGAACAAGTACGAGGCCAGTGAGGCCGTCGTCCGCATCGCCACCCACGCCTGATCGAGGAGACACGACAGTGCCCAGCACCGACGAGATCAAGAAGTACGTCACCGACCAGGTAGCGCAGGACATCATCGACATCGCGGCCGGGGGAGGGATCACCTACTGGGCGACGGAGCCGACCGCGGAGGAGTTCGCCGGCCTGCCCGAGGGCAAGGCGTGGACGATCACCGAGGGCTCTGCGCCGCACCCGATCTTCGCCTTCGACGATGTGCGTGAGGTCGAGGGAGTCCACTACCTGAGTGCGGACGACATCCGCGAGGCGTACGGCAAGCTGCTCGACATCGACCAGGCGTACGTGAACCGGGAGTACCACGGCTACGTCATCGAGTCGTGGATGGACCGGGACGACAAGCAGGGCATCGACGCTGGGCACATCGACGCGGGCACGGCGGACGTGATCGTCCAGCTCGCCGCGCTGGGGGAGATCCGCTACGGCTGAGGGAAGTGTGCAACCTGCGCACCTGTGATACTGTGACCACATCAAGGCGAAACCACCCGAGGGGGTGGTCGGGCGGGGAGGACCCCCGCTCCTGATGAGCCAACCCTTGTGAAGGCGAGACCGATGGACACCATCGAGAAGATCAACCACTACGACCCCCCGACCCTGGCCCGCCTCGCCCAGTGCGCCGAGCCCGACTCGCGAGTGAGTGAGGGCGCCGACTTCCTCGCCCTCGTACGGGACAAGGTGGTCGACCTGGTCCAGGAGTTCGGGGAGGTGTGCACCCCCTACCGCGAGGCCATCCAGGACGCCGCCGCCGACATCGGCAGCACGGCCGAGCCCAGCGTGAAGTGGCGCCGGTTCGTGGACCTGAGTGCCTAC